GCGGGGTCTTAAGAAGAATACAATGGCACTATTATATATCTTCAACTCAACATTCCAGCTGAGGCCAGTGAGCTTCTAATCTCACTTCCAATGCGCATACAAGACAGTCTTATTTATATTAACACTGTCTATAAACTCCTTTGTATAGGGCTTATGCATTAGTCCCATTTGCCAAGGCAAATAGTCAATATCTTTCCGTTTGTAATCAACCTCCACCACAAAACGTAATGAATAATCAATCACGTCTTTGTGTATGAAAGAAAACAAAAGGTCAGAGTCTAAGGTTTGTAGATCATTTAGACCATCCAAATACTTTTCAAATAGTAATTGGGTTTCTACAGGAATGCCATATTTGTCATTAACTAAAATTCGAGTGGACATTCCTATTTTAATTTTCGAAAACATATCGTTTTCAAAAACATATTTCATCATACCGCGGATCTTCTCCCGCTCATATTCATTCTGAATATTGAATTTAGTATGGTACCCTTCAGTAACGCGAATAGCGTATTCTGCCAAGGACCTGAGGATAGGACACCCAGGATATGAATATAACATTGAAAAAGCTTTAGCACGCAAAAGTTCCATTTGTATTTTCTTTTTACTACGACAATAACGACGAGTCGACCAACCAAACGACAACATAGCAGAAATTGGATCTGTAATGTTATTCAAGTCTTCTTCTGAGAAAACAATACCACAGAAACTTGCAGTACACAAGTCTCTGTGTTGGTCGATCTTAATAGTAAAACCTAATTCTTCAAAATCTAATGTAGTGGGAACATTTTTCAAGTTAGTAAACCGAAAGATTCCATCATCACCTTCAACATACCCCGGGGGCTCCGAAAGCCCACGCTCATTACAAACGAAGTACATCAACATTAAATTACTGAAGCCATTGCCCAGAGAAGTATTCATTTCCCCAGACATCCTAGTGGCTTCAACCTGCAACACAAAATAATAGAAATTGCAATGATTAACCCCAGTGATAGTTTTCATAAATTGCGAACGAAACCAATCACGCTGAGGCAGATACTGAATCATGTATTCATACATGACACATTCAATAGACTCCATTGCAAGCTTTTTAAAATGCCCTTCATACGACGTATAATCAGTAGAAAGGTAAAAAGCATCATCAGAAAACATTTCCATAATTTTCTTAGGCCTTTCAGAAACAGGAACCTTCTTAATAAATTGAGGCAACGAATAAATTTCATGCTCAATCAATTTAATAATAGGACCAACTAAAACTTTAAAAACATCTGTACGCGAATAAATTCCACGAGAATACTTATATTCATCATAAGTTTCGTCTTTAACAAAACAATTAACACCCCTATCTTTAAAAGTAGTTTGATAATAAGGGTCTTCAAGTAGCTCACTGAATACTTTCCGAAGTGCATCCTTTCTAGCATTGTCATATCCAGTGCCGGATATCCATGTTTCGAACGAAGTGTCACTATCAGGACGTAACGGTGTTAAATTTCTTTTACACCAGCGCTCAGTGAAGCGCTTTAATCTTCTCAATTTGACTTTAATTGGGTAAGGCGGAACAAACGCAAGCCTTTTACCCATTCCCCCTAAAGTAGTCTGAGGGTCAGTCGTGTCAACATGAGGCAAAGCTAAACGCCCCAGTTCACAACCCAAAGACACACCAACTACCGGACGGTAGCTAGGTTCGTTATCGACATGCTTGGTCGTGAATAAAACATCATCACGAATAGCATCATTCTCCCTACCTTTAGTAAAATCAGGCAGGGGGACCTCATACATGCGATAACCATAGGACAACTTTCTTAAGTTAAGTTTAGGGGGGCTCTGTAAAAAGGCAGAACCCTAGTCTTTTGCTGTTGATGTTTAAAATACGCCCAACACAAAAAGACAGTGGAATAAACCGGATCAACTTTCAAATGTCTGTTAATCAGGATCGTTCCAACCCTCTTCAATCCAGTTCTAATCTTATCAGAAGCCACAGCATCACTGGACTCAAAATCCATATTAGTTAAATCTTTCACTTGGTCGAAAGCCTCAAGTGAAATAACAATTTCCTTATCCATTTCAACCAACCAACCTGGAACATGTTTTCCCAATAAAGCGATTGACCACGCAATCAAACGAGAAAGCAAAACAGTAAAGGCTCCAGTATCTTTATAACATTCTGTCATTGAGATATGTATGCGACGTGTATAACGAAAACGAGCATAAACAGCATCCAAATGCTTCCCCTCAGAACGCATTTGGTTGTCAGTTCTCAAATCAACCTCATCCTTATCCATATAAGCGACATGGGTATAAGAATGTTTCCATCTAATCATAGACCCAACCATCTTAACAACCTTCCATCCAAAGCGACAGGTCCCAAATGCAAAAGTAACAAAAGAAGCATTAATACAAAAAATAAGCAAAATCCAAAACACATAAGCAGTCAATGTGATATGGACAGCAAAAGGAGCCAACACAAAACTAACACTACCGACAATCGCCAAGAAGATCGGTGGCGCAAAGAGAAAACAACAACAACAAAACCCAATGAACTGCACAATAAGGAAACTGAGCAGTTCCCACGACAGGGATTCACGGGCAAAATCATAAAACATCCTCCCCGAAGGCAAATCAACGGGAGATGTAAAAGTATAGGAACGCGGGTCTTCATCATAATCATCAACCACATCAACAGGACTGGGCAAGGGAAACATCCCCGGGTCCACCCAGCCCCCTTCAGGCACTTCACTCACAAGAATAGGCACATCAACAGGTCGATATCCCAATTCGTCATCTCTATAAAGAGAACGAACGAATTCATCTTGAGTGCGCTTCTTCTTCCCATATCGTTTTTCACGCCGAGCTTCATTCTGTTTAGTCTCAATAACAATTTTCTCTTTTTCTTTCTCATCCTCCTTAGCAACAGAAACATCCTCAACAATCTCTTTGAGGTAAATGATTTCATCCCTAAGAGCATCTTCCTTAGCCAAGTTCTTATCATCCTCAACAGACAAAGACTTAGAAATTAAATCATTTTTCTTAACATTCCTATCTCCTTGGCCCTTACTTTTCTTACTTTTAGACCTTTCACGACACCACTTAGCCGGGTGTCCTTTCTTACCACATTCTGAACATGCCACCAACGCAAAACAAGTGTCTTTAACATGTCCGAAACGGTTGCAATGCGAACACAAATTCTTACCATTCACCTTCGAAGATTTTCCGGGATCGGAAGAAACTTCAACGTAGGGTTTTTGCTTGATTGAGATAGGGGGTTCTTCTGACTGGGAGTTCGATTCAACCCCCACGGATGACTTCTCTGGGGCACTCTGAATTTCAACCTCCCCTGACCTTTGTCCTGAATCAATTTGGTCTTGTGACGTAGACTGAGAGTTTTTCTCACTTTCTTTTGAATGGTTCTGAGGACGGGCGGAAGACTGCCTCCGTCCCAAAGGAGGCGTAGTACCAGTTCCTCCCCGATTCATATCTTGATGATACTGACTGCAGAGCTTGCAGTCATTAAAATAATATCCATGATCACACAAATACGACTCATAGCCCTCATTTTCATCATAATAACCATTAGTATCATCTTCACCATAATTTGGATCTGGGTAATACCCACTTCCATCATCATACTCTTGATCATAATTAAAATTTTGCGAGTGTGACATTGTTTCAAGGTTACTGGTTTGTTGTGTTGGACCGCTGCGCCGATCGCTGCGCCCTATTTGTAAAACAGGGCATTTAAACTAACTGCATTTGACATCCTTATTCAAGGGACACTGCGCAGTAACAGTCCGTTTTTCAAAGAAAACAGAATAAATATAAAGATAAGGTAATGTTGCTTTTAATTCAGACCATGAAGCAGAACTCCATACAGTTTTTCGTATGTTTTGGTAACTTCTCAGTTTTCCATGAGCCCACAGCATGTCTGTCCATCCACTTAAAGTTCAGGAGGTCCTGAAACCGGTCTTTCGGTAATGACCCGAAACACCCGTCCCAGGATATTCACAGAACTACTAGCATCCCCAATCTATTAGATGTTTTCCGGCTTCCCAGCCGGCCACAGTGCTTGCGCTCTGACAAAGCTTTGCACTTATGGCTGAGGTACAGCACATAGACGTACTGTATGAATTCCCCCGTGTCGCCATTACAGGCCACGCCTCTATTTGAGAACCTACACTAACATTTTTAAATTATTCCTATGATTTGGAATCGACATTCGTTGCATTCCTCCAATTTTAAACAAAATGAGGTAATCAGCACCATGTAGTATGAAACTTAGCTGTCGTTTCAACGCCCTACATAGACGAATGCTTCTACTAGGAAGCTTATCAATAGTTGTAGTACACGTTTTAATACGCGCCCAAAGATAACGTGTGGTGTTACAAAACACAACACAAACTGCATCATATTGCAATATTTTAATGTCTTTCCCTCTATGCCGGGAATCGGCGGCCCTTGATATGAGCCTGAAATTAGTTCATTAAGCGGAACATTCACGCGGCCTTTGATATAGGCCTAAAATCTCGATATTATCCGAGTTCATCCAGAGCGTCACCCTGGAAGGCGGTATTTTCCACCATCACATGCGTATCTTATCCAGCGTCCGCATGATAACGCATTTCTTAATAAGTAAAATCAGTACTTTGTGCTAAACCATATACATTAATAGACACATAAGCACATGAAGTAATAGAAGTGAATTGAGTCATGATCACACTACCTCCAGTCGAGACAGACTTTAAAACAATCTGACTCAAATGGTTCGTGGTTCCATTCGTAACAACCCACCCTTCATTATTAGGCACGGTTACCCATCCAATATCCGGAGTCATGGTAACAGTCCCCACAATTCCCACTCCAATGTGTTTAAGAGTTATTCTATAATACTCACCAGGAACTATTCCCAACACACTGAATTTAAGAGCTCCTCCACCTTGATTAAGCACAGCTAAATTTCCATTGTGCACCAAGGGATAAATGTCCTGCCCCAACGGATTGGTAGCAGTGACCTGAGAATTGTTAAAGAGATCAAAAACATACGTACCTCTCTCAGCAAGAGAAGGCAAATTAGGTATGTAAAACTCACAGGAATATCTAGAAAATATTCTTCCTATGACAGTGGTGTTGGCTTGCCCTATAGTTGCATACATAAATTTTCCGCAATCATAAGAATGAATGTCGGAAGAAGGCACAGTGCCAAAACGCACATATTTATTCTTATACTGCCTGGAGAGATTCATTGGGTTGCAAACATACTTACACTCAGACCAGACAGGCCCCTGAACGGCATCACAAAGATTCATGAAACCATTTTCATTTTCAGGGAGTGGATCGGTTGGATCAAACTCAACCGCCAACATAACTACTCCAGTAGAAGTAGTAGAACACGAAGGTTCATATTCATAACCTAGGAATCTCCAAGAATACATTTCATAAGTTAATGCCTCATTAGACAACCAGGGAAAAGATCCATAAATCCCCGGATTGATTTCACCAGAGAAAATGGTGAAGGCATCACTTCCAGCAACAACAGCGAGCAACTCACGATGAGTGACTGTCTTAGAATTTCCGTTACCACGAACCACTGGCCCCCCATTCCTATTAGTGAATCCTAAACTTACTGGGGCAGAAGTGATCCTGCGGTTATTATTATTATTTCGAGGTCGGCGAAGGGTATTGTTTCTCCTTCGACTTATATTATCGCGTCTTTTTACAACCTTGCGACTTCGGTTATTTCGATTGTTATTTCTTTTCATAGCTAGTTTGATAAAAGACTCTGTATATAGCTATTTCGAGAGTCAGTTTTTCCCAGACAGGTAGTTATCCTCTGTTTGAATGCAATTGCAACTGGGAGGGGCGTTAACCCCTTCTCACAGGATGATTGCTTACAAAAAGCGTCATCATGCGGCGAACAGATTATTCATATTCCTGTTCGACTCGAA